GGGAGGGAGCGTAAGATAGACATTACGTCTGGCCCTGTCGAATCAAGAGCTGTGCTTATGCCAGAGACTCCTGTGGCCCTCATTGCGGCTGTATTGGCGAAGCCAATTCAGGAAGGCCTGATGAAAGCCAACTTTATGGACAAGACTCTCGAGTGCTATATGGGGCAGCCCCTTACCGATGGTGGATGGGAAAGAATCTCCCGCTTTATGGTTCAAGGGAAGATTGGTATTGAGATTGACTGGGGAAAGTTTGACTCGACTGTTATCGAGCAGGCTATGTCGGCTTCCTTTAGACTAATGCGTTCGTGTTATCCACCTGGGAAAAAGACTGATAAACTCTTCGTTTACGTCATGTCTGGTACGATCTATAAGAACGTTGCTTTAAAGCAAAGATTCATTTATAGACTAAGAAAGGGGCTCCCTTCCGGTACTCCTTTTACCTCGGTCCTGGGGACTCTGTGTAATTGGGTACTCCTTAATTACCTCCTTAGATCGCAGAAACTCTTTGGAGTGTCCAGGCCTGATGACTATTCTCTTGCTGTCGCTGGCGACGATACTTTAATACGTATCAACAAGACGGTGACTAGTAAGGACTTCATCCCAACTGCTGAGGAGCTTGTGGATATCGCGAAGCGCGCCACTAATCTTGAACTTGATCTCGATGATCTTCTTGTTGGCTATTTTGGGTATTCTGCCCATGAATTCTCCCCTAAGACTCAAGATGAAAACTTTTCCATCCTTAAGTGTATGATATGGCAGGGTATTCCTGGAAGGCGACTCAAAGATTTAATCAAGCCAATATCGTGTCCTACCTCGAAGCCTACCTCAATTTTGACTTATCATGATGTAATCTGTGGGTATATCGAGAACCCGATTATTACTCCAGTTGCATACTCGTTCCTATCTCAGTATTCAAAATGGCTTGAGCCCCAAGTTAGAGATTATTTGGGTTGGGGTAAACATGATATAGACCTATCTCCATATAGTGGGGATCCCGGTAAAGCCTTTAGGCCCCTGATCGGTGACCGCCTTGTTGATGCTCCCTTATGCCGTCCGCCGCCCTATATGGTTAAAGCGACCTACAACCTTTTTGAGGAGCCTATTGGCAGTAATGATCAAAGTGTAAGGTATGATCTAGTTCCATTCGGTATTTCCCCTTAATATGATACAATATGCTCTCTTGCCCTAAAAGAGATCCATGGTTAAAGGCATGCGTTTAAAGTTTAGTGTTAAACTTTAAATGCA